GTCTTACACAAACCACTGTACTAAAAGGTGCTTTCAATACCTGTGCTAGTACAAAGAAAGAATTTTTTGATAATATTAAACTTCAACAGGACTTTGCCCCAAGATGAAAAAACAAATATTAGACACATTGGAAAAACATTTCCAAAGCCAAATCAATAGACATCGTATGAATATTGAAATTATGCTAGAAAACCCTAGAGCCATACACGATCATACAGATATTATGGCAGCTATAGAAAAAGAAATCGCTCATATGTCAGAATATGAGGATAAGTTAAACATATTAGCAAATTATTTTACTAATGAAGGAGAATTTGATTATGACGACAGATAATAAACCCAAAGGAACTTGTGGATGTGGCCGTAGCCCAACTGGCAACTGTATTGGTTGGCACAACCTAACAGAAGCAGCATATCAGGCTAAACTGGCAGAATACCAAGCAAAACAAAATACTACACAACAAAAATGAGAAAGTTAAAACGTTGGATAAGACAGTGGCTTAACGATGATTCGATAAGTTTAAGTAAGGAGTCCCCTCAACTTTTAGTATCAGATAGCGAAAGTTTATGTGCTGACCCTGTGCTTAACTTTAAAGTGTATAACGCTGTTGGTGGTAAGGTAGTTGAGTTTAGGTATTATGATCGTGGTAAAGATCGTAATCATAACCAAACTTATATTATCACCAATGATCAAGACTTTGGAGAACGCATTGCTAAAATCGCCACATTGGAAAGTTTAAAGACATGACACCAGAAACTCCAGCACAGGGCATTTTACGAATAAACGACTGGGGCAGTAGCAAAATATATCAGGCTGTGTGTAATTGCGGAGATGATACTCATACCCATGTTATTGACATTGAAGCAGATGATAGTGATGTCACAGTAACTGTCTATACTAATACTAAAACAAACTTTTGGAGTAAGGATAGATGGAGTCATATTTTTAAACTACTATTCACTGGATATGTTAGTAGAGAAAGTCATCTTATTCTTTCCAAACAGGCAGCATTAAACTATGCTAATGTGTTACAATCTGCTATTAAAGATGTAGAAACTTTTAGAGAACAAAATGTCAAAACTAAAGATAAGTGAACTATTTTACAGCCTACAAGGTGAAGGTAGGTTTATGGGTGTGCCCAGTGTGTTCTTACGCACATTTGGCTGTAACTTTACCTGTGATGGATTTGGTATGCCCAGAGGCCTACGTAGTAACGAACGTGACTTGGCAGCAGATCGTATAGTAGAATTTAAAACATATAAAGACCTTCCCCTAGTACACACAGGCTGTGACAGTTATGCCAGTTGGGATCCAAGGTTTAAAGACTTTAGTCCAGTACTTGACAGTGCCAATATAGCAGAAACTATTATGGGGTTATTGCCCTTTAAGCGTTGGACCAGAGAACATCTTGTTATTACAGGTGGCGAGCCTTTATTGGGTTGGCAACGTAGTTATCCTGACCTATTAGAACATGCGTTCATGCAGCCTTTAAAACAACTAACTTTTGAAACTAATGGCACTCAAAAACTAACACCTGAGTTCAAACAATATTTGACGGAATGGAGTGATTGGTCAGATCGTGAAGTTACTTTCAGTGTCAGTGCTAAACTACCAGGCAGTGGTGAACTATGGGAAGAAGCAATCTTACCCAGTGTAGTATGTGAGTATGAAGAAGTTGGGCATGTATATCTTAAGTTTGTGGTGGCTACAGAAGTAGATGTGGAAGATGCTCTTAAGGCCAGTTTAGAATATAGAAAGGCTGGATTCAAAGGCGATATCTATCTTATGCCAGTAGGTGGGGTAGAAAGTGTATATACTATGAACAATCGTCGTGTAGCCGAGTTGGCCATGCAATGTGGTCTTCGCTATAGTGACAGACTACAAGTACCTTTGTTCAAGAACGAGTGGGGAACTTAATGGAAAAGAAATTATTTGAAATTTATATGAATGATCTTACACTGCATTGTGACAAGTATTTGTCATATTTTGCAGTCTATGAAGAATATTTTTCTAGTTTTAGAAATAAGGAATTTACCTTCGTAGAAGTTGGTGTACAAGGTGGTGGTAGTTTAGAAATGTGGCGCAAATATTTTGGTGATAAGGCACGTATTATTGGAATCGATGTTGATCCAAAAGTACTAGAGCGAAAGGCTGATAATGTAGAATTATTTATTGGTGACCAAGGTGATGAAGATTTTTGGAAAGAAACATTGCCAAAAATTGGAGATATAGATGTCTTCTTAGATGATGGTAGTCACCAAGTAGGTCATCAAATGTTGACCTTTGTTGAAGTTTGGCCTTACATTAAAAACAATGGTGTATATATGTGTGAAGATACACATACTAGTTATTTTTTAGATTGGGGTAATGGATTGTATAATAATAACACATTCTTACACTTTGCCAAATCTCTTACTGATTTAGTGAATAAAGATCACTGGCAAGGTCCAATACATCCAGAAACTGATTTTTTGGTCGGTAAATTTAAGGATATAGCTAGTATAGTTTTTCATAACAGTATGGTCACAATTAGGAAAGGCAAACCAAAATGGTTTAGACCTAATCCATATCCTAACCCGTTATTAGGTTACTAATGAAAAAAATCTTTAAAAAGATATTTGGCATTGAAGAAATGGAACGTGCCATTGCTGAAACAAGAGAACGAGTTGCTGAGGCTGAGAAACTTAAAGAACAGGCAGAAGCAGCAGCCCAAAAAGCATTGGAGGAACAGGAAGAATCGAAACTTTCAGCCAAAGAGCGTGCTACACGTAGGCACGAACCCTGGGTTGGGGTTTTGGATACGCATGTTAATAAAGATAATATAAGAAATGGCTTTTTTGAACTTGACTGGAATGAATATTTCATTGTACAATTAAAGCAAGCAGGATACGGATTTGATGGTGATAAGGAAGAGGAAATTGTGGACCGCTGGTTTCGTGACATTGTACGCAATATTCTAGCAGAAGAAGGCCAAGATGTTACCCGTGGTGCAGGATTTGTTAATGTAAGCAAACTAGATGATAACCGTTCAGAGGTAAAATGACCTATATTTTAATTGATACTGCTAATACGTTCTTCCGTAGCCGCCACGTTATCAACGGTTCAGCTGATATCAAACTTGGTATGGCATTCCATATCACATTAAACAGTATCAAAAAAGCATGGAATGACTTTGATGGTAGTCATTTAGTCTTCTGTTTAGAAGGTCGTAGCTGGCGTAAGGACTATTATAAGCCCTACAAGAGTAATCGTGCTGAGGCTCGTGCGGCTGCTAGTGAACGTGAACAAGAGGAAGACCGTATTTTTTGGGAGGCCTTTGATACTTTTAAGGAGTTTTTAATTGAAAAAACAAACGCCACCGTTCTTCAGCACCCTAATCTGGAGGCTGATGATCTTATTGCTGGTTTCATTCAAAGTCATCGGAATGATAATCATGTTATCATAAGCACTGATAGCGACTTTTATCAACTTATTGCTCCTAATGTACGTCAGTATAATGGTATTATGGAGCAGACTATAACTATCGATGGTATTTTTGATAAAAAAAACAAAAGAGTGATAGATAAAAAGACTAATACTGAAAAGACTATACCTAACCCAGAATGGATTTTATTTGAAAAGTGTATGCGCGGTGATCCCACTGACAATGTTTTCAGTGCTTATCCCAAAGTACGTAAGAATAAACTGGAAGAAGCGTTTAATGATCGTAACAAAAAAGGTTTTGCTTGGAATAATATGATGTTACAGCGTTGGGTGGACCATAATGGGCAGGAACACAAGGTATTAGACTGCTACGAACGTAATCGAAGATTAATTGACTTATCATATCAACCCGATGACATTAAGGAAATCATACGTGCTACTATCAATGAGAATAGTAGGTCTAAAAATATCAGCCAAGTTGGTATACGTTTAATGAAGTTTTGTAATTTATATGACTTGAAAAAGGTAACTGATAATATTCAACAATACAGTGAAGCTTTTCAAGCTAATTATCCTAAGGAGATTCTAAGTTATGAGTGAAATATATGCCAAACCTATTGTAAATGGTCTACTTTGGGTGGTGGAACAGGAAGGAATGAGAGTAGGAACCTTACATAAAAAGAATAATAACAACTATATGTTTAGTACTAAACATGGTGAATTATTCTTTAATAGAAAAAGTGATGTTGTAAAAGCCTTTGGTAAAGAATTTTTTCAAAAAGATATAACAACGATTGTCCCAGATTCAGAAGTATATGAATGTTATGGGTATCCAACCAAATGGAAGCCATATAAAAATATGTATAATGTCAAAAAAAGATTGCCATTGTTTACAAAGAGTAACCAAAGTAAAAGTCTTTTTTGTGCAGGATACTATGCTATTAAGTTTCCTAAGAATTGGGTTAAAAGTTTCTGTCCTAAATTAATCACTATTGAAAGATATCCTTATCACGGACCATTTAAGACTGAAGATGAAGCTAAGGAGATGTTTTCTAATGTCAAATGATGCTAATTCATATATATTACAACAGTTTATCGAGATGGTCAAGATAGCAGACTTGAGTCAGAAAAAAGAAATAAAACTAGATATTAAAAATGCTAAAAATCTAGCATTTTCTTTAAGTGAAGTATTGGCCAAATTGTATCAGGATCAAAATCTAGTATTAGAAAAACTACTAGAAAATAATAATCAAACCCTAGAAGTCAGAATGGACGGTGGAGGATTTTCCAAAAGTTGATAAATATATGTATATTAAAGTGGATATACATATGAGCCGCCCTAAACCTAAAGTATTAGCCGAACATACGTCTAAAAATAATTATAAAATAAACCAAATATTGGAAGCTGAAGCTATTTGGGCAGTTTTTTATAAAGGAAAACCATTTAATTTGAAAAGCTCAAATAATGCTAACTATGGCATAAGCCCCAAATATAAAAAAGTTTCATTTAGTAATCCTGGTCATGCTATTAATCTGGCAAAAAAGTTAAATTTAGAATTTAATTGTAGAGATTTCACTGTGGTTGTACTAACTAATGGTCAAACTCTAAAAAATGAACAGTAAAACCTTTACAAAAATATTCTTACAAACCCAAAATAAAAGCACTGATGAAGCTAATGTTCGACTATACCATAAAATTTGGTTTATGAACACTAGAACGAAAGAACTTGGTGGTCTTCGGCTTACAGAAAAAGGATATACATATTTGGTTTCAGAAATAAAATTGAAAGAATATGAAATACCATTTACCGAAGAAATTGAAATAAATCCACAACTTATTATCTTCTTTGATCAATTTTTGGACTGCCCTTACTACTTAACTAGATATAGTTTGACGGTTTTCAGTGAGAAAAAATCATTCGAACTACACTTTTTTGCCGATGATATCCGTAAATACGGACTAATGAAGGCGCTCAAAAAACAACAAAAGGCGGAAGATTTGCTTGACTAGACAGTAGACCTGTGTAATAATACGAACATAGCAACACTACTTCAATTTTAATAAGGAAGCAAAAATGACCGAGATTGTTAGTCGTACTGTAGGCCCCCGTTCAGCTAAAAAAGGCATCCTAAAAGGCTTTTCCAAGCGTCGTCCACTTTTCTTGTGGGGCCCCCCAGGTATTGGCAAGTCAGACATCGTCAAACAACTGGGTGATGAACTCGGTGCTCACGTTA